GTGATTGAAAGAATAGAAAGGGCGCGGCCCCTCTTCCCCATTGGTGTGAAGTGAACGGCATCAAAAAGGACCTCTGCCAAAATTGACAGAGGCCCTATGAGCAAATCTTATATTATTTTGTAGAGTAGACTGTTATCGATGTTACCTGGGAAAGGATATCTCCGTCTGTGTCATCTGTAAGTCCTTTAACATACAGTATATTATTAGTGAATGCCAGGTCGACGACTCCGCGGCTGCTGCCGTATACCCATGGGACATACATTTCGCCAGTATTGCAGATCATTGGGACTCTTATATATTTGTTTCCGGTATTAATGGCTACCCAGATCTCATCGTTTTGTGTTCCGAATTTGCTTCGATCTACGCCGGTGCTTATTCCGTTTGCCGTGATCGTAACATTTGGCGCATTTTTGAACCATTCTATATGAGGCGGTATCCTGTTCGTAAGTTTATCATAATTCAGTCCGCCGTTAATCAATATGATGTCTGATTTCGTGTCAAATATCATGTTACCATTTATAATGCTTGTATTATTAAGCCCGATTGTAATAAGACTTTCAGTAAGTGATATATCGTTGTAAGCACCGTCGATGACTCTTGCGTCTGACTGCTCCATCAACAGGTCCTGCCTGCCGATAAGTTCTGATATAGTAATATTTCTGCTATATTTTACGCTCGTTGCCTGCTGCACAGTAAGGCGGTTATGACAATATATTGCTATGTCTTCACGGTTTACGATCGATAGATTTTTAATTGTTTCGGCAGCGTCTACCTGAATATTAAATCCGCCGAATTTTGGCTTATATAGCATCGGGATGTATACGCTCTGCATAGGCTTTCCCGTAGATCCGTCTCCATCATAGCGATCATAATTTGGATCAGTATGAAAAGAAGCACGGAATCCGGCATCCCATTGTACGCCATTGTATGGTGTCCATGGTACTACATTGTGAAATACATTTGTATACCCGAATGAATGCATATACCATCCGGACCCCTGCGTCCATATGCTCCTGTTTGCGATAGCCATAAAGCCGAGGACTGCATTACCGTCCGGCTGCACGTCCATTCCTTCAGATTCGCCCATCCAGAAATCATCAGCAAAAAGAGGCCCGATATTCATGCTTTTTACATAATGTCCGTCTGTTTTATCCCATACGAGGATACTTTGCGGCTCGTTTGTGAGAGTCATAACGTATTTTTCTGTATAGCAGTATGACGTACCATTATTATGTGCGTCTGTATCAAGGAACTCGCCTGAGAATACATATTCAAGCGCCTGCCTGATCGTTGTGTTTATAGTGAACGTCGAGCCTGCATAAGAAGCCTCTGCGATCTCTACGCTGCTTCCCGGAGACGGCTCTACGATGCATTTAATTTTACTGTCTGTTTTGTCGTAGCTTACTGCGCTTACAAATAACGCCGGCCCGTTAAACTGTATCGTATATGTTCCGATCTTCGACCATGTACTGGCTCTGACGATCGTGATCTTCTGGTTATTAACATCGCTTGCGCCGCCGGTAAAATACAGGATGTAAATATATGTCCCATCATAACAGACTGTCTGTCCGTGTCCCGCTCCTTCCAGAAGCAGGTCGTCCGACCAGATGCCGCTTTTTACGTTCATCTTTCTGAGTCTGCCGCTATTAGACTGGTTATTATAATCTGCAAAGTATACTGCTGCTGTTGTATCATCCAGCATACAGAATCCCTGTACACCGGAATATGCATCATCTGTATCTTTAATGATTCCGGTTCCGTACCTGTTTACTGTCAGATTGATAAACGATTCTACGCCTTCGAGGTCTATCGCATCGATCTTCTGCTCCAGGATATTATCCTGTGCCTCTCTCGCAGCTGCTTCTGCAGCTATCGCGTCCTCTCTTGCCTGCGCTTCTTCCGCTATCGCTTCCGCTCTTTCCTGCGCTTCATCCTCGATATTCTGCTGCAGCTCGATATCCGCGGCCTGCAGGTCCCTGATCGCGTCCGCATACAGTTCGATTTTATCGTCAACGGTAAACCGCTCGATGTTTGTACCTTCGATGAATGCCGTACCAGCCGGCATATTGACAAGCACGCGGTAAATATCGCCCTGCCACCATACAAGCTCTCCGGTTGTCAGAGCCTCCGGAGCTGTCGCGCTGGTCCCCGCGTTCACTGCTACGCTGGCCCTGATCCTGTCAGCGATATCATTGAATGAAAAAATCTGTGTCCAGTAATTCGTATTACTGAGGGGGATCCCCTCCGGAACCGGCTGCCTGGAAATATATCCATCTCCGTTTGAATCAAGTACTACCTGATTTGCAGGATACTGGGATGTAATATTCCAATTGATAGGATCCGCAAACGTAATTGCCTGCGCATCGATAACGGCCTGCATATCCTTCCGGAGCTGCAGCAGCTGCATCAGAACATAATGCAGATCTATCTCATGCAGGTCTGTCCCCGGATACGCATTCCAAAAACCGCTGCCAAATACCATATTTGTCACCTCCTTAATAAACCATTATGCAAAACTTTTTCAAAAACATATCTGTAATATGTTTGATTATATTCCATTCCGCGATATCGTATTCCGATTCAAGCATCTGCTGCGAAGTAGTTACGCCGATGTTGCCCCATAGATGCCCCTTATGCTCTCCGGATGTCGCGGCGTCTTCCTTGCCGATCGTGTCGATCTTGCTGTCTATGACCTGCGTACCGTTTATATTATCGGTAGTCTGGTTCTTAATCTGCTCGTCCTGCGTCAGCTGCTGCGTATCATATGGATTAACAAAATGGTCCTGCTGCCCCTGGCTCGTATTCAGCTCGTTGTTTTTCGCTGTACTCTTGCCGGTCTGGCCGCTGCTGCTCGTCTTGTTATCCGTCCCTTTGTCTGTCCATTCCTCGTATCTGTCATAATTATAAATAGGATCATACGTCAGCTGCTGCGCTTCGTGCCATTTAAGAAACGTCCTGTAATTTGTCTTCGCCCATATATTGATCGCATCCCGCAGGAAATCCGGGTCTGTATAAACAGCCTCGAAGTCCAAGGATTCCAGCAGGATATTATTGATAAGCGTATCTTTATCAATGCCCTCCGGAAGCTCCATAAGGCTGAAAATCGAGTCCTGGCCGAGTCCCTTTACATATTTATCCAGCGTGTAAAGGTTAATCGTTGCCTGTATCTGTCCCATCTTCTGCCCCTCCTTCCTGCTCATAATGGACGGCCGCGGATATGCTCGTACCAAATAATGCATTTACGCGCTCCGCGCTTGAATTAAAACAGCTTACCCAGCCGGTGACGCGCGCCATAGCATCGTCTTTCCTGCTCTCCGCTTCGCTCGTTACCATTCTTTCCTTTTTCTGGTACGGCGCCGATGGGATACCGATCTCTGCGTCGAATGAATTAAGAAGAGTGGCGACGTCCTGCAGCTGGTCGTGCGTGATGTAATTTTCCTTCGCGCCGGTCTTACGCTCCAGAAACTGGAACGGCGTGTCCGAGTCTTTGGGATCGTTGGCGATCCTCATATCGTAGACGACTGCAGGATCACCGCGGTCGACCTTATCCAGGATCTTCTTTAACGCGTCCGCGGCTGCCTTCGTCTTCGCGCCGATTATCCAGCTCAGTTTCAGATTGACCAGGGACGTATTTATGGAATTATCGAGCAGGGCCAGTTTCTCCGCGTAGTAATCTACAATATCCATATATCCGCGATAATCCGGGGATAATTTAAGGATCTCGCAGTCCTTTCCGATCTCCAGCTCTGCATTATATAAAGGATTTGCAACGATGCAGACCGTCGGCTGGTAGTAAAAATTGTGGCCGGAAAGTCCTGCAGGCTGGAACGATATGCCGAACTCGTCCGGATCCATGACGCATACAAAGCCATTCCGGAAGATGCAGTAGTTGAAAAAATCCCGCGTACTTCCTTCCCATTCCTCCGGAAGTGTAAAATCTATGGCCGTGATCATGCGCTGATATAATGAGCGCTGCCAGAACAGAAAAGCCGCGTTGTTCCGCGGCTTAACTGTTGATGGCGTATAGGATCCGGACCACAGGTTCAGCAGCGCGTTATCATACGGCGCGGCGCCGTAGTTATATACGGTCTTAAACATGCGGCCACCTCCTTATTTAATCGGCCATGATAAACAGGATCGAATTTTCTGTAAAATCATTGATGGCGTTTTTCGCAAAGCTCCACCAAATGTTGTAGTACCGTTTTCTTGCTTCCATCGGCGTCGACTCCGCGTCGTCCAGCTGATAGTCGATCATGCACGCGTCAGAGTCAAACAGGATGCCAACAACATACGCAAGATTGACGTTTGCGCCGGTCGTCTGAGCTGCCGGGTTCGACACGTCAGGAATTGCCGGAGTTACATTGATCGCCGGATTGTCGCCGCCGTCGTGATCGAATGCCTGCCAGTAATCGACAGCCTCAAAATTATCGATATTAAGGTACTGAGGATTAAAGATCTCCGGAAGCACCATCGCCTCGGCCTCCCGGAAGAGCGGCGCATACAGTGCGGCTTTCTGCCGGTCCTTCGGCGTATGACGAAGCAGCGTAAGCGGATTGCCTGCCGCGTCGTTCTTTGCGGGGCTCCAGTGATAGTAGCTGGATCTGTGCGTCATGCGGTCACTGTAGGTCTTAAACGTCGCGACGAAGAACTCCAGGAAGCTCCGCAGGTAAGTGCTGCGCAGCTGCGCGCTCGTATAGTTCGTGCCGAATCTCGCATTATATGCTGCAGTCAGGTTGACGACTCTGGAACCGCCGGACGCGCTGTTCATATCGTAGGTACCCGCAATAAAGTTAAGGAACGTCATGCGGGCGAATGCTTCTTTCTGGCTCTCGATGTCGTTGCCCTTTTCGGTCATGATCCCGGCCGCGAATGCTGCAAACTCTTCTTCGCTCCGGAAGGCTTTTTTCAGCTGATATTTATAGATCGTGGTCGAGTCTTCCCAAACGGAAGAGCCGCCGAAATTAAATTCGAGCGGATAGCCGGGGTTCTGCTCCCACATGGATTTTGTCGACTGCGCATTACCCTGCGCGTCCTCATTCTGACCGTTTGTGAAACCGCCCTGCAGGTTGGTGAACAGCTGCGTATTCCAGTCACCGGACGCCTGGGCGAAACGACTATAGAAACTGATCTTTCTGAGTCTGTCCGTATACGCTCCGGAGCCGATCGTGTTGATCAGCCTGAGTTTAGCGTCATAAGGCCGGACAGCCATAAAGGTCCGTCCGAGTACCAGCGACAGCGCGTTCATGGTATTTTCTACGCCGGTCGCCAGGACCGTTTCACCGGCAGACACAAAAGTGGAAGTATCTACCACCTGGACGGCCTGCTGGCCGGTCGCCTGTTTTACAAGCTCGTTCATTAGTGCGTGACAGTCACGCGGTGTCAAAATTCTCGCCATAGTTTTTTTACCTCCTTACATAAAATCCCTGGCCATGTCCATTAAGATCTCCATGTCCGTCTTCTCCTTTGGCTGCTGCGCATTTTTATTTATATTTTCGCGCTGCATCTTCCGCACCTTTTCAGCTTCTTCCTCATACAGCTTTTTATAATCGGGTTCCTCTTCTTTCTCTTCCTCCGGGTCCTCCGCAGCAGGCTCCTTTTCGTCCTGCTGCGCTTCCGGTGCGTCATTAGAGGGAGTTTCTGAAAGCTGCATCAGCTCTTTTACGTCGGCCACTGAATAACCGGATTTTGCGAGCGCTATAATATCGGAAAATTTGATTCCCATATTTAACCTCCTTCAAGGGGAGAGCGGCGAAGGTTATATGCTGATCAGGCAAGCGGGAACCGGTTCCGGTTTTGATCCCCCGCGTATCCCCCGCCGCTCGTTCTTATTATATCATATTGTCAGAATTTAATGTCAATTACCGGTCCTGCATCAGAGTAGATCTGATTGAGCCCCGCGATCGTCCGCACCTCTGTCGGAGTGAGTTGGTAGGTCTGAGGTGTGGCGAGTTCATAGACAAGCGTCTGCCCTGCCATTGCCGTTTTGAATGCCGCCGCATCGGTGTACTCGTTGTTTCGGAAGTAGCAATAGCCGCCAACAGTTGCACCACGCATTGTCCCGTTTGTGGGATTACTCTGGAATGCGGTCGCGGTCATCGGTTTATACATGGACGAGATGGCAAGCATCATTTCGCTGTCGCTTGACTCGTTCTTCTTTCCGCTGACGGATGTGTAGAATCTGCCGCCGGAAGAATCATAGGTATAATTCAGCGTACCCATGTCAACGATTGCCCTGTCCACCGTCAGCACACCGCTGGCCACATCAAGTGTGCCGCCGTAGACTGTACCGGCTTCGGTTTCCCATGTGATTGGATATGTCTGTCCCACATATGGAGTGTAGTCTGTCGCGCTTGCGCCGTCTTCCACCATAAAGGACAGCGTATAGTTTACTGCGCTTCCGCTTGTCAGATTCTGCAAAACGATTTCAGAAACCGTTGTGCCGTCTGCCGTCTGTGTCCATGTAATGTGGTCGCTGTTTGCCGGAATCACTCGCGCCGTGTTTGTTCCGTCTGCGTTCACGATTCTGATAAATGCGCTGTTAGGAATCGTCCGACCGACTGAAAACGTGTAAGTCCGTCCCGCCTTCAGCGCAATCGGAATCTGCGAGGCAAGCATGGAAGACCATGTTGACGATGCTGTGCCGCTTATCGCAACCTTGTTGCCGTCACTCGCGTCTGGTGTAAACGTAAGACCATTACTGGACGCGCGAAGATGTTCCGACAAATCAAGCAGATTCTTCCCCGCCCTTGTCACCGTCATCCCTGTCCGTCCGCTGATGGGTCTGATATTCGTCGGGGACGGGTCGCCGCTTCCTTCCTGGATCGGGTCGATCCTGACCTTCAGTCCGGCGAGAGACTGCGCGCGCTGCGCCTGGAATCTGGCAATACCATTCGGAGAGATCACCGGAGTCAGATATTTGTTTGATTGTTCGCCGGCAGATACAAACAAATAAGGTTGAAACTTATCAAGCGCCATAATAATTACCTCCTTTTATTATTTTCCTTCATTTTGAACATTAACCAGATCGGCAGCGGTGTTTCCGGATGCGGCCCAGGACCAGGTCCCGGCCCCGGTCCCGGCCCCGGTCCCAGCTGGTCGTCGAAGTATGCCGCATACCTCTGCCTTGATGCCAGGTCCGCGTAAGCGGCTCCGGGCCGCTCCCAGCATACCATCCACAGCGCTGTCAGATCGCTGACACTTGCGTTCGATTGAGAGAACGCGGACATGGTTGTAATATACGGCAGGCCGGACAGGTTGTAATAATGCGAAGTGCCGTCAGGATTCAGGTATGTTGTCGTATACTGCCCCGGCGTATTGATCAGAAATTCGATCTGCTTATCGCCGTCGTCTACGACTCCATGTGCCTGGCTTCCTATATAATCACTTACTTTTGTTCCAGGGGTCCATTGAGCGATTCCAAATCCACGCTCCCATGAATAATTATAGCCGCCTTCAAACTGTCCGGGATTTATACCGGTTGATTCGTGGCACAAATTACCGATAACAGCAATAGACGCGTTTCTCGTCCATCCGGATCCCGTAAGAGCATCATATGCAGCCTGCGCATTATCCAGAACATTTTGTGAAGTATAGCTTCCAAGCGGCCAATAGCTAGTCGTCCATGCGCTATGCCATGCCATTACATACCCCGCCTTTCTATGATGCATTTAATAAAGTATGCACAGATCAGAACGCATTCAAGGATCCATGTGATCAGGATCACACCTGCAAGCAGCTTTAAGAGTTCTATTATCATTCGAAATAATATCCCCCTTCCAAAAGAGATTTAACCGCAGCGCGCTCCGAGTCCATGCCTGCCATATCTACGTCGCCTTCCTGTACCTGCTGATACCCTGGAAGCGTTCCAAGTACGCGCAGCTTACAAAGCGGCCGCCCATGATTCGCCCTGTCTTCGTCCACCAGGATCGAAAAATAGTGAGTGATAGTGATATCCATAGACAGGCCGGAAAGTCCGCCATTGATACCTGTAGACTGCAGAGCGGGCACGAATGCAGAAAGCGCGCTGCCGATCGCGCCGATCGCGCCGATCACACCGCCCGCTATCATGCCGCCTGCACCTGCAAACGCTCCCATGCCAACACCGGAAGCAATACCACCTGCAACAGCACCAACACCATTAGATACATTTGCAAATGTCGGAGATACCTGTGAGAGCTGCACCGGTACGCCTACCTGCGCCTGCATTGTGGAATATGATACCCAGTTTCCCTCACCAAGTTCTTTTGCCACTCTAAGCACTCCGGCTCCGGATACGATATCAACGGACAAATAGAATACCGGTGTTGCATTGCTGGGGAAAAACTGCGGGTCAAGTTCGAACGTACCAAACGGCAGGAATCGCACAAACTTACGTGTGAACGGTGCGGAATTAAGATAGGATCCTCTTTCCGTCTGCGGATGCGGAAGGAGCGTGCCGTATATCGTTTTGGTGATCGGTGACGCGTCGGTTATCATGCGGCCATAAAGATCATCAAAGTCCCACCATCCATATGATATCTTCGTGTTGATGCTCTTTGCGTCAAACTCACCTATTGCTATAGGAAGCCATACGCATGATACGAAATACTGCAGCGGATTAAACAGCATCTTTTGCAGCTCCTCCGAGATCTCGTCTGTGCTTACCTGATAAAAAGATATGCTGCTCATCAGATGGGACAGCAGGGAACGCAGCGTCGCACGATCCAGCGCCCAGTATGTTACGCTTCCAACGCTCCCGCTCCCCAGCTTGCCGACAATACCGCAGATATAAGTACCCCCGGCAAAGTCTACCGCGGACCAGGGAGCAGCTGCCTGCGTCTCCTGGATCGTATAATCTACTTTTGCCGGATAAGCATTATCTACAACATATCCGTCATATTCCGCGGCGCTCCGGAGAACATACAGATTGCTGGCGCCTATCTGGTCGCGCCAGGTCGCACCGTAGTCCTCGACGCACTCGACTTCGACAATATCACCGATCACGTAGTTTACATTCGTAATGAAGTAGAAACGATCCCATGCAGGAACATGAACATAATTATAAGACGGTAAAAATCTGCTTCCCTTTAATCGAAATACAGGGTTGATTATCGTCGTATCTCTTTTCAGCTCTACATTCATCGACTGATTAAGGCCCGCGGGCCTCATTGTCGAGTTTTGTTTCTTTGTAAATGTACCGATACTTATCTGCAATTTAATACCTCCTTTCTAAGTAATCGTAGCAGCAGAAGCCTCGTTTTCCGGAAGACAGATGCACGACCAGAAGCCATACCTTGTTATTCCGCGTATAATATCCGTAGCACTGCACGATATCCCCCGGCCGCATTTCCTCTATGACTTCCTTATTCGTACCGGCTCCTGTCCGGAGTGCCAGGAATGAAGACACGGCGCAGGAATATTGACCATGATATGCGTCACTAAATTCGAACGCGACGTCGATATACTGCACATACAGCGGCCGTATAAATGACTGCAGGATCCTGGTATCTTCTTCCGCTATGATCCTGATCCCGACCGCGTTGTTTTTGTTGCATTCTATGATCTTCAGTTTACCGTCCTGTTTTTCGGACAGGATACCTACATGGTCCGCGATTCCGTTCTTATCCCAGTCATAGAAAATAATATCGCCGGCGATAAACCGCAGCTGATTTCTGTATCTCAGTATCCCCATAGTAGACGCTTTTGCAATCATCCTGGCGCACTGGCATTCTGCAGGGAAGATATCCAGCGCGTCGCACCGGTAAAAGATCGCGGACAATCCTGCAGCACACCAAGGATCCGTATACCGCATGAGATACCCGGCAGGACGCGGCGTGATCTTATTATAATCGTCGATCAGTTTATTGATCTCCGGTGATCCTTCCTGCTTGCCGATCAATAAGGATATTTCATTCAAAATTTTTTCTTTTGTCGCGCTCATTTTTATCCCCTTTATATATTGAAACGGTTTGTAGCAGTTCGTCCGCATCAATCGCATCCTGTCTGCTGATTAAATCCTTCATTCTGTTCATCCTTCCAGTTATTCATCATCGCTGAAATCTGTCCTGCTGTTAAAGTCAAGAATGCATTGTCCAGACTTTTTAGCCATTCAATCTGCCCTTCAATCCATGATAGAGGAATCGCAGGTTCTGGCTGTGCGGAGGGCAAATCTTTGATGGCCTGTATAAGTTTTTCGTTTTTAAAGTATTCGCAATTCTCACAAACCTCACAAACGCTATCTATCGCCGACTGTCTGCTGATTAGGTCTTGATTCATGTCTTTCATTTCGCTTATCCCCTTTATATAAGGAAAGCGGGGAGTTATTCCCCCCGCCCTCCGTTGATCCGTAGTTCTGTGTTAAGTTCCTTCACCATCTGTGTCAGCTCGTTGATCGCTTTTGTAAGAGAATCCTGCACTTTATAAATGTAGTAGCACAGGATCAGACACATCCCTATCGGAAAGCCAACCGTACTGATCACATTGACTATTGCCTGCGTCGTTTCGTTCACATCTTCTCACCTCCTCCGTCCAAAAGATCGGAAATCTGTACCTCAATAGATTCGCGCAGCTCCTTCGAGATCGGGAACCATACATAATTATACCATTTCTGGTTTTTCTTCGACTGATAGGACGGAAAGCTCACCATCTGGCCGTCCTTTCCTTCCTTCGTTTTGTACTCCACATAGCGGCATTCTGAAATACAAACGCCGTTGACCGTCATGTCAAAATAGATAGCGCCGTTCTGCGTTTCCCTCACGCGCGTGACTTTGCAATCAAAAACGGTCCGCTCCTGTCCAGCTTCCTGCTGTGTTTCCTGCTGCTGATTCTGATTCCTTCTTAACATTTGTTTTACGCTCCTTTCATCAGCGTGCAAAATAATATTACTTAATCATACTATCACGCTGCGCATCAGACTGCAAACAGCTTTTTATAATTCATGATAAGGTTGTATGCTGTGTAAGTCTCAAATACGGCCCGGCCGTCGATACACGCGTTTCGAAGATCAATAACGACGTCCAAATAAAATGCTTTCTGATCATTTTCCTTATCCAAATCGTACACGTCCGGCGCATTGGATCCGGAGAGCGTTACATAATATACCGCGTCCCGCTCCCTTAAAAATATGGAATACTCCCGGCGCTGGTAAACAAACTTGTAAAGCGGCTGCATCTTCTTCGTGCTGATCTTCCGGACGTTCGAAAAATCGTTAAAGCTGTATTCGCCGCCGAACGCCATGCGGCCCCATGCCGTATCCTTCATAGCGTCATAGATCCCGCCCGCTCTTTCTTCCAGGACCGGACACTCCTGCGTCGTGATCCTGTGCAGCATGATGCCTCGGCCATCTATTATCTTGTGCGTCTGGCCGGACGCTTCCAGCGCCGCCATGTCGTCCGTGATCTCCAGGATCTCCGTTACCGGCGTCCATATCTCGTTCGCATTCGCAAACAAAATCAGCTTCAGATCCTGACGGCCTCTTTTTACCCTGTCGCGGCGCACCGTCATGTACAGATCGAGGAGCTGCCGACCCTCTGCCCTCCGGATCACTTCCCCCGGCTGCGGGATAAATTCATCAAAACATATTGCTTCACATTCAGACAGGCCGATACCCTTGACCTTGCCGACAGCATTCAGCGCGACCGCATAGGATACCGGCGCGCCGTATGGCTCCCCTTCGTCGTCGCAGTTATAAAAACCTGCGATCCCGCGATGCAGTCCGCGCGCATGGATATTCGTACCGAAATCCCGGTTAATATCCTTGTACGGCGACAGATTCGCCGTGTCGCTATCCATACATATGATATCTATGTCGTCCTTCGTCCGCTTCATATATATAAATGGAAGCCCCTGCCCGGTGTAGTACCGCAGCAGACTGTACGTTTTACCGGGACCTCGCGCAGACCATACAACATAACACCAGCAATCAGGATAATCATGCAGGTCCTTCGAAAAATGATAATACCCATCTCTATAATCTTCCTGTATCAGAGTCGTCATATACCTGTACCTCAATATCGTCAGTATAAATATCTTCGAATTTTTCAGTCATATCCATGAGATAGTCCGCCGGGTTAAGGTCGATGCTGTCCCCTGTCTCGTTACCGTCCTCGTCCGTATAAATGCCCTCAACGTAAATATAACTGTGCATCATTTTTCCGGTCTTGTCGCCCCGGAAGATCATACCGGACCGGAAGTTCTTAAGATCGTTCTGCAGCTGCTCCGCTCCATTCTTAGGAACACCGGCGACGGTAATATGAATTTCCCCGTCTTCCTTCCTCCTTCCGGCGTACCGTTTTGATCCCAGCGCGACAAATTCCGTATATATGTCTTCCTCTCCGGATACGGCCGTACCGAGCCAATATTCTTTTCCGCCTGCCGTAACAGGCCCATATCCGTTATCTGTAAGAAGTTTCTTACATCTCTCGTTATACTTAAGTATATTTTTCTCATTCCAGTTATAGCCATATACTGAGTCAGTATCAGAGTAGATCCAGGTCCCAGCGCACTCTCCCAATTCAAAAAGGTTCCGGAAGGCATAAGCCGTTACCCAGACACCTATAAAATAAGGAAGTACAGAATTATAGGAATTAACGTATTTCTGATATTTCTGTTCCCTGTCCTCGTCTGTGATCTGTTCGATGAAGTTCTCCCCGGTCTGGTAGTCCTCCTGGATATCATCCTTTACCGGCTTTTGTACCGTAACACCGTAAAGACTATTTACAGTTGCTTTTGCGATGGAATAGGCGACAGGATCGCCGCCCTTCAGATGCTGCTTTTTCTGGAAGCATTCAAACACATAATCCGTAAACCAGCGCGGCAAATATGCTTTTTCCGCTCTCTGCACGTGCGTACAGATATGCTTTTCAAACTTCATATACTTATCAATAACGTACAGGTCCTGCTCTGTCAGCCATATCGCCACCATATCGGCGCTGATGACCCTGCCGTTATCCAGTACCGGATTGATGCACCGGACGCACTTTGAATACTGCAGCGGAGGCATGGGAAACGCCAGATCCTTAAGATCCGCGCCGGTCCCGATAAATAAAAAGTAATATGCAGCGTCCTTATCCTGCAGGATATCCGTGATCCGGCAGTCGTCCGCCGGTGTAAACTTCTCCGCCGGATACTGAAACGCGCACATGCAGAACGGATAAGATGAAGTGAAGTCATAGTCGCGGACTTCTTCCGTTATGATATCGCCAACCATAAACCGGTTCGCATGGACATACCCGCCATGATAGGTATATTCCATATGTGTCTGTTGCATATAGTCCGGGGCCATGCTCTTGAACCGTTCATGCGCGTTATATTGCTTCCCCCGCTTCCGGATCTGTTCCCGCGGCACGCCGGTTGCTGTGTATGCCAAGCTGGTAATATCCTTACCCAGCGCCTGCATGGTTGCGTCCAGGCACTCTACTCCGGCCAGCGTATCATGTTCTATATAGGTAAGTTCTTCCGTCGTAAAGTTCTCATACTGGTTCCGGATCCTGTCATAGTCCCAGAATCCGGCGGCCTTCTTATGCGTCACGTTAAGATCCTTCGCCCATTTCTCCAATTTTCGCTGTGCCAGGATCAGCGAGTCGCGAAGGATCATTCCTGTACCGAACTCTATAGAAATCGGAAAATGCGGCTTCGTGTTCAGCTGGTGAACAGGATACCCCCATACCCGGAACAGGAATCGCCGGATGAATACCCAGTCATATGACAGGTTATGGAAGAATATAAAAGTCCTTTCACCCGGAAGATTTACCCTTATACGCTCCAGCGCTTCGGCCAGATCGGACGGCCTGCGACCCCATAGCGTGACGATATTGTGATGATATGCCCGGATAGATATGGTGAACGCGACAACGTGATTATGCACCGGAATAGCTATTTTAGTACCGTCTTTCTCTGTACGGTACTCGTTCGCATGTTTCTTTGATGTTTCAGTATCCGCCATGATAATTACATCATTATATGCCGGTCTGTCTTCCTGTCCCCTTCCGCGGCGGCGCAGCGTCCTGATCCTTCCAAGTATGGAATAATCCCATGAGTCCCAATATTCCATCTTATAAGGAATATAATCCCGGATGTATTCCGCCGCGGCTTCTTTTCTGTATCCCCTTTTCATAACAGGTCTATCAGCTCCAGTCCGTTTTCCTGCAGAAATTCAACAACCTTCTTTTTTACGTTCTTCGTTCCGGATACCATTACGGTATTTTCTGATTTGCTCTTGATCGCGTTTATTACTTCTTCTGACTTCTTCTGCATCTGGCCGATCACGCGCAGCGCAGTTTTGGATCCGAATTTTGCCGCGGCGCGTTCTGCTATGCTGGAATTAAAATACTTGCTAAGATCCTGCCAGGTAAAATTAGTACCATACTTTCTGTTGAGCGCGTCCGCCCTCTTTTTATATGTTTTCAGGATACCGCCCTTCGTACTGGTCTGCATATCCAAAAACTGTTTCACAATATGTAATTTTGCTTCCAGTGATTTTATATCCGAAGGGATCGCCGCATTGAACCGGGATCCTTCCGACTTTCCGGACCAGCGCTGCAGGTTTTTCTGCGCCCAGGCATACGCGTATTTGGTCACATTCTCAAATCCTTTTTTCGTCTCCAGCTGCTCAAGACGTACCAGGCGCTGGTCGGCGCGCTTCGCCAGCTTGACGTATTCAGCGCGCAGCGCGATATATTCAAGGCTTTGCTTCTTGCTTGCCATCGTCCGCGCCTCCTCTCTGCACTATGATCCGGATCGCTCCGGATCTGCTCGTACAGTATTCTACTGCGACAGCATCAATATAATGCAGCGTAGCGTCATCTATTGTTATTGTTATTCGTTCCATGTTCTAGCCTCCTTTCAAGATCCGGGATCCGCCGGTATGTCAAATAATCGATATCAGACTGCAGGACCTTGATCTGACCTTCAAGCGTATGCAGCAGATTAACAGCTTCTTCCCATTGTGCTTTACTGATCGTCATTGCCTTCTCCTTTCCATATGTCCGCGCAGTCCTGCAGCATAGCGCGCAGGACCAGGGCGATTGTGATTATTAAAAGTGTCATCATGAGTTTTTCAAGCATGGTTAACCTCCTTTCTTTTAATCGAAAACGCCGGCGAATGCAGGATCTCATACCATGATGTGAAAAGCGGATCCCCGTTATTGATATCAGAAAATACGAGATACTCACAGCCTCGACCCCCGTCATCAGAATGTAAGAACTCGTACAAACGCCCGTCATGTTCTACATACGAACATCCGAACAGAACAGAATATAGATTTTGTTTTGTCTTCGGCACGTCGTGCCAGGTTTCATACTTGTGATCTGCCATGTTATCCCTCCTTTGAAAATGGCATAATGTTTCAATATGATTTTATCACACTTCACGCCCATGGGGAAGAGGGGCCGCGCCCTTTCTATTCTTTCAATCAC